GGGATCCGAGTAGAAAAATTATGCAAACTACGCATACAGGAGAACTTGCTGTTAGGTTCGGTAGAAAAGTTAGAAACATGATGGACAGCGATATTTATAAACAAATATTTCCCGAAGTAAGCTTATCGTCTGACAGTAAATCAGCAGGTCGTTGGGAAACCAATAAAAGTGGTGAGTATTTCGCAGCTGGTGTCGGAGGAGCAATTACAGGTCGTGGTGCGGATTTATTAATTATTGATGATCCTCATTCTGAACAAGATGCTATGAGTCCTACCGCTATGGAGTCTTGTTGGGAATGGTACACTTCTGGCCCAAGACAAAGATTGCAACCAGGCGGATCTATTGTGCTAGTTATGACAAGATGGAGTGGCATAGATTTAACAGCTAAGTTATTAGAAGCTCAGAAAGAAGCCTTAGCAGATCAATGGGAGGTTGTAGAGTTTCCAGCTATTTTTCCTGAAACTGAGAATCCTTTATGGGAAGAGTTTTGGTCATTAGAAGAATTGTTAAAGGTCAAAGCTTCTTTGCCAGTTATGAAATGGAATGCTCAATGGATGCAAACTCCAACTTCTGAAGAGGGTTCGATAGTTAAACGTGAATGGTGGCAAAAATGGGAAAGCGATACTTTGCCAAATGTCAGCTACATAATTCAATCCTACGATACTGCTTTTTCTAAAAAAGAAAATGCTGATTACTCTGCTATTTCAACTTGGGGTGTTTTTAGACCTGATGAGGATTCACCAGATTCGATCATACTTTTAGATTGTCAAAAAGGCAGATATGATTTTCCAGAGTTAAAAAGATTAGCTATGGAAGAATATAAATATTGGGAACCTGATATGGTCTTGATTGAAGCAAAAGCTTCAGGTACGCCTTTGACTCACGAACTTAGAAGGCTAGGTATTCCAGTTGTAAATTATTCTCCTACAAGAGGACACGATAAAACTACGAGAATGCACTCTGTCGCACCTATTTTTGAAAGTGGTTTAGTGTATGCTCCACAAAAAGCTTTTGCTGAGGAGATGATAGAAGAATGCGCTTCTTTTCCTTTTGGTGCTAATGATGATTTATGCGATACTATGACTCAAGCCTTGATTAGATTTAGAGAAGGTGGGTTATTATCATTACATGATGATTATGAGGACAATGATCAGGCACCAATAGTTAGAAGTTATTATTAATGGATATATTTATTACGCAGTACATAAGTGAAAATAGAATTGAAGATGGGCCTTGTATTTATGCAGAATCTTTACAGTCTGCAACTGAACAAGCTAATTTTCTTAATTTAGAGATAATTGGTAGAATGAAGTATGATGGCGATATTGAAGATTTAAGAACGATACATTAACTATGGCTATAGAAAATCAACCAATTGCTCCAGTTAGTTTAAACGAGGAGAAACCAAAAACTTTAGAAGAACAAGAGTTTGTTGAAATCGCTGAGGGAGTTGCTCAAGGTGAAGGAAATGATGGCTTTACTATCTTAGAAGATGGTAGTGCAGTTTTTGGTCAACAAGAAATGCCTATGGTCAATGCTAATTTCAATGTAAATCTAGCAGAATTAATTGAACCAGATGAACTAAACAAAATAGCTTCACAATTATCAGAAGGTATTGAAAAAGATAAATCTTCTAGAGATGATTGGGAAAAAACTTATCAAGATGGTCTTAAATATTTAGGCATGAAATTTGATAGTGAAAGGTCAGAACCTTTTGCTGGTGCTTCTGGTGTTATACACCCTTTGTTAGGTGAAGCAGTAACATCTTTTCAAGCTCAAGCTTATAAAGAATTATTACCCGCCAATGGGCCAGTCAAGACTCAAGTGGTTGGTGAATACAATTCTGTCGTAGAAGAACAAGCACAAAGAGTTAAAGAGTTTATGAACTATCAAATAACTCACGTTATGGAAGAATATGATGCTGAGTTAGATCAATTATTATTTTATTTACCACTTGCAGGTTCTGCTTTTAAAAAAGTTTATTACGATGAAGTATTAGGTAGAGCTGTTTCTAAGTTTGTAGCTCCTGAAGATTTGATAGTGCCTTATTACACAACTGACTTAGAAAGTTGTCCAAGAATTACTAACATAATAAAAATGCCAGAAAACGAAGTTAGAAAACTTCAAGCACAAGGTTTTTATCGAAATGTAAATATAGATTATGGGGTATCTGCTGAAGAATCTTCGCAGATAAAAGATGAAATAGAAGAATTAGCTGGAGTAGAACAGACTTACGATTCATCAGAAGTAACTGTTTTATATGAAGTTCATTGTAATTTAGATTTAGATGGCTTTGAAGATACCAATAGCGAAGGTCAATTAACTGGTGTTAAATTACCTTACATAGTTACTATTGATTCAAATTCACAACAAGTTTTATCAATTAGAAGAAACTATTTAGAACAAGATCCGTACAAAAGTAAAATAGAATACTTTGTTCATTTTAAATTCTTACCTGGATTAGGGTTTTACGGATTTGGTCTAACACACATGATTGGTGGCTTATCAAAAGCATCTACATCTATACTAAGGCAACTTATAGACGCAGGAACTCTTGCGAATCTACCTGCTGGATTCAAGACAAGAGGGATTAGAATACGAGACGAAGATTCTCCTATTCAGCCTGGAGAATTTAGAGATGTAGATGCACCTGGAGGTTCACTTGCAGATGCAATACAACCTTTGCCTTTCAAAGAACCAAGCCAAACTTTATTGTCCTTGTTATCTGTTCTTGTAAATTCTGGTAAACAATTTGCTTCTATTGCAGAAATAAATACTGGACAAGGTAATCCACAAGCACCAGTTGGTACAACTATGGCTTTGTTGGAAAGATCTACTAAAGTTTTATCAGCAATACACAAAAGATTACATTCAGCACAAAGAAAAGAATTTAAATTATTGGCTAAAGTATTTAAAGAATACTTACCGCCAGAATATCCTTACATGACTGCAAATGGTGGTGGTCAATTAAAAATTACTGACTTTGATGATCGTGTAGATATTATTCCTATATCTAATCCCGACATATTTAGTTCTGCTCAAAGAATAGCTATGGCTCAAGAAATGATGAATTTAGTGCAATCTAATCCACAGATTCATGGGCCTAATGGTATTTATGAATCTTATCGAAGAATGTATGCTGCCATAGGAGTTGATAATATCGATTCCTTACTACAACCACCTCCGCCTACAGAACCAATACCAACAGAAGCTGGTGTTGAAAATAATACTTTGTTGCTTGGTGGAACAGCTAAAGCTTTTCCTGAGCAAAACCATGATGCTCATATAGAAATACATAAATCTCTTTTAAAAACATCGCCAGTTCAATCTAATTTACAAGTACAAGCAAATATCTTTTCGCATATTATGGAACACTTGCAAATGAAAGCAGATGCAATAGCACAATCGCAAATGCCACCAGAAGCTATGGCTCAATATCAACAATTACAACAAGCTTCTCAACAAACTTCTGGGCAAGAACAACAACAATTAGTGCAACAAGCTGCACAAATATTAGGTCAATTTAGTGCTCCAATATTGGCTCAATTAGTTTCTGAATTTACTGAAACTGTATCTTCGCCAGCAGATGAAGATCCTTTAGTAACAATTAGAAAACAAGAGTTAGCTCTTAAAGGTCAAGAATTAGCACAAGAACAAAGACAATTTGTTGCAGATCAAGAAAGAAAAATTCAAGAAAGCCAAGCAAGAATTAGTGTTGATAGAGAAAGAATTGATGCTTCTGAAGATATTGCTAGGATGAAAGACGATACTGCTCAAGACAGATTAGAACAACAAAGACTTTTTAAATCGATAGATTTACAAAATAAATAATTTACTTTTTTATAATTTATACAATAGAATAGCAAAATGAAAAGTTCAATTAAATATCAAGGCAAAGGAACTGTTAAGCTAAAACAACAAAAAAATGTTTCAGCAAGTACAACTCCAACGCCAGGAATGGGTAAAGGTAAAGTTAAAGGAAGTGGTATTGCAGAATTTGGTACCAAGTTCGATGGCGTTTATTAATGTCCATATTTGATTTAAGAGAGAAATATTTAAAAGCTCTTAGAGAACGACAAGAGGATGTCAAAACCCAAATGTTGAATGGGGTAAAAGATATGTCTCAATATGAATTTTTGCGTGGGCGACACAGTTCTCTCGTTGACGCAGAAAGTATTTTTAGAGAACTGCTAGGAAAAGAGTATGAAGAGCCAGAACAAGGTGGTAGTCCCTAACCACATAGCCAAAGAAATAGAAGAATCTCAAAAAGAAGAACAGTCTGAAGAAACAGAAGCTGATAAAGCTTATGTTGAAGAAAGCAAAAGAGTTTTAGATCCAACTTTATTAGAATCATCTTTATTAGATAGAATGCCACAACCTTCAGGGTATAGGATTCTAGTCTTGCCTTATAAAGGTAAAGGTGTATCTGAAGGAGGCATATTGTTAACACAACAACACGTAGAAAGAGAGTCATTGGCTTCTGTATGTGCTTATGTAGTTAAAATGGGGCCTCTTTGTTATAAGGATGAATCTAAATTTGGGGGTACCGCTTGGTGCCAAGAAAAACAATGGGTATTAATAGGTAGATACGCTGGGTGTCGTTTTAAATTGGGTGATGAAGCCGAATGTAGATTGATAAACGATGATGAAGTGTTAGCTACTATAAAAGATCCAGACGACATAGTTGCTGTATAGGAGGTTTTTATGTCTGAGTTAATTCAAGAAGAAAACTTGCAAGAATCTACAGACGCTGTAGAAGAAATTGAAGTTATAGAGGAAGAACAAAATACAGAAGAAACTGAAGCTGTAGAAAATACAGATTCAGAAGCTAATCAAACTGAACAAGCTGAAGAAGCTAAAGCAGAGTCAGATGATGAGTTAGAAAATTATTCTGATAATGTTCAAAAAAGAATAAACAATCTTACACGAAAGCTAAGAGAAGCTGAAAGAGGTAGAGATTCTGCTCTTAATTATGCTAATAGCATGAAATCAGAATATGAAACCTTAAAAGGTAAGAGTGAAAAAATTAATCAAGATTATTATGCAGAAGCAGAAACAAGGCTTGAAAGTCAAAAACAACAAGCGACAAGAGTTTTAGCTGAAGCGCAAGAAGCACAAGACTATGATAAGGCTGCAAAAGCAACTAGCCTTTTATCTACAATTGCAGTCGAAGAAAATAGAATAAAAATGGCTAAAGAAGCCCCTACAAATGATGCTGTAATACCTCAACAAAACATGCAAGAGCAAACGCCTCAGCCTGATCCAAAAGCAGAAGCTTGGGCTGATAAAAATGAATGGTTTGGCGAAGATAGAATTAGAACTCTTGCTGCCTTTACTATTCATGATGATTTAGTTAAAGAAGGCTTTGACGGTCAAACTGATGAGTATTACAATGAATTAGATAATAGATTGAGGTCTAAGTTTCCAAACGACTTTGGCGTAGAAACTGAAACTGTTCCAGCACCACAAGCTACTCAAAGAGTTGCTTCTGCTGCAAGAGCTGATTCTCAAGGATCTAATAAAAAGCAGGTTAGACTTTCTCCTTCAGAGGTAGAAATGGCTAAAAAACTAAACGTACCTTTGAAAGAGTACGCAAAATTTGTTAAAAGGTAAAAACATGACAAAGAAAACAACAAATAAGGAACAAGAATTTAACAGAGCTCCACGTTCTGCGGACACACGAGAGTCCCTTGAATCTCGCAAACCTTGGCAACGCCCATCAACTCTAGAAACTCCAGAACCTCCTGAAGGTTATGAATACAGATGGATTCGTGCTGAAATCGCTAACCAACCCGACAAGAAAAATGTTATGTCTCGATTGAGAGAAGGCTTTGAACTTGTAAGGGCTGAGGAAATTCAAAATTTTGAACTACCAACGATTCAGGATGGAAAACATGCTGGAGTCATTAGTGTAGGTGGACTTTTATTAGCTAAGATTCCTTTAGAAACTCGACAAGAAAGAAATAATTATTTCACAGATAGGTCGCAAACTATGCAACAAGCAATAGATAATGATTTAATGAAGGAATCTGATGATCGTTCTCCAATAGAGAGGCCAAGAAGATCATCTAGCGTTACTTTTGGTGGCGGTAAAAGATAAATGGGAGTATCGCTGTTTACTAAACTTTCATAATTAAAAGGTATTTATTATGGCAAATAAAGATGCACCTTTCGGTTTTAAGCTAGTAGGCAGATTAGGTTCAAGTGTCCAAAACAATGGAACTACCGAATACGAAATAGCCTCTGGTGCAACTGGAAGTATATTCTCAGGCGACCCTGTAAGAATGACTGCTGCTGGTACTATACTCGTTTGCGATGCAGCGGGTGAGCAACCAATATTGGGAATTTTTAGGGGTTGTAAATTTGTTGATACTGACGGACAAGTTGTGTTTAAAGCACACTATCCATCAGGACAAACATCTACAAGTACAATTACTGCTTTAGTTGAAGATGACCCAAACAATCTTTACGAAGTACAATGTACTGGTTCTCTTGCGTTAACTGCGGTTGGTGCTAACGTGGATTTAGCTTACACAGCTGGTTCTACAGTTACTGGCCAATCAAAGGCTGAAGTAGATTCAGGGGCAACATCTGCTGCTGAAAACTTTAGAATTGTTGGGTTTTCAAAAGACCCAGACAATGACGAAAGAGGTTCTGCTAACGTGAATGTGATCGTTAAAATTAACGAGCACTTTTACTCAACTACTACAGGGGTGTAACCATGGCAATTAATAGAGCACAATTAGCTAAAGAGTTAGAGCCAGGTCTAAATGCACTTTTTGGTATGGAGTACAACCGTTACGACAACGAACATGCTGAAATCTTTGAAGAAAACACTTCTGATAGAGCTTTCGAAGAAGAAGTCATGATTGTTGGTTTTGGTAATGCTCCAACTAAAGCAGAAGGTGCTGGCGTAGCTTTTGATAATGCAACTGAAGGATTTACAGCTCGTTATGAACACGAAACTGTAGCTCTTGCTTTCGCATTAACTGAAGAAGCTGTTGAAGATAATTTGTATGACCGTTTAGGTTCGAGATATACCAAAGCATTAGCTAGAAGTATGGCTCATACTAAACAAATTAAAGCTGCAAATATTCTGAACAACGCATTCAGCACTAGCTTTCCTGGTGGAGACGGTAAGCCGTTAATCGCTACTGACCACCCGTTGAGCACTGGTACTGCTGCTAACAGAGCAACAACTTTTGCTGACCTTAACGAAACATCTTTAGAAGATGCTTTGATAAGGATTTCAACTCAAACTGATGATCGTGGTTTGAACATAGCTTTACAAGGAACTAAATTGATTATTCCACCACAATTACAATTCGTGGCGGATCGTCTTTTAAATACTCCTGGTAGAGTTGCTACTTCAGACAACGACATTAACTCAATCAGAAACCAAGGAATGCTTCCACAAGGTTATGTGGTAAACCACTATCTTGTAGATCCAGATGCGTTCTTCTTGAAAACAGATGTTCCTGATGGGTTCAAAATGTTTGTTAGAAGTCCTCTACAAACTGCATTAGAAGGTGATTTTGATACTGGAAACATGAGATATAAAGCCAGAGAGAGATATTCATTTGGATTCTCTAACTGGAGATGTGTTGACGGTTCTCAAGGAGCTTAATAATCATAAAGAGGGGAGGGCTTCGGCTCTCCCTTTTTTTAAAAATGTGGTTACACAAACCAAATAATTTATCTGAAACCCCATGTGTGGGTAGATGTACCACCTCTGTAATACCATTTGATGATGTATGCAAAGGTTGTGGGAGAACTGTCGCAGAAATAAGAGATTGGGGCAGTTATACTGAATTAGAAAAAAAATTAATTAATATTAGAAACTCAAGAGAGTACGAAATTAGACAAGTGAAACAATTTAAAATTATGACCGACAAAGAAAAAAGCGAAGATATAAGAGGCAGATTAGTTACAACAAGATGTTTGATAGAAATGATTGGTGAAGATCTAATAAAAACTTATGGTAAAAATAATTTAACAAAAGAAGCTTACGAAAAATTATATGAGGCACATAAGTCAGTTTTAGAAGCTACAGAAAAATTACCTATTGAACATGACCAAGCCGTATAATAAAATTAATTTATCTAGGATTAATTAATTGTTTTATAGACTGACCTAGCAGACAAGCCAAGACTATAAGACTTATTTCCGAAGGAGGAAATTATGGCAAAATCAACATTCTCAGGGCCAGTTAAATCTATCTCTGGTTTTATAACTGCTGGTAGTACATCAGTAGTAAGCTTGACTGCTGACACATCTTTAACAGTTGATGCTCACGCAGGAAAAATTTTAACTTGTAATGATGCAGACGGTAAATTCACTTTGCCAAGTATTGTTACTACAAGTCCTTCAGATCCAACAGATCCGAACCAAGCTAATAATTTAGGAGCTTCTTTCTTTTTTGTAATAGAAACTGCTGCTACTGATTTAGATATTAAAACAGATGGTACTGACAAATTTGTTGGAGGTTTATACACAGGTGTAAACGACAGCACAGGTAAAACTTTTATTTCTGGAGCATCTAACGATGTAATTACGTTAAATGGTTCAACCAAAGGCGGAATCGCTGGAAGTATTATCAAAGTTACAGCAATTGCTTCTGCTAAGTATGCCGTTGAAGGTATTGTCTTAGGATCAGGAACTCTAGTAACTATGTTTGCTGACGCATAAGGAGTAAATTATGGCTGATACAGTAACATCACAAACCATCCAAGATGGTGAAAGAGTTGCTATTATGAAATTCACTAATGTTTCTGACGGAACAGGTGAATCTGCTGTAAAAAAAGTAGATGTCTCTGCTTTGGCTAGTAGTAGTCAAGGCAAGGCATGTACTGCGGTCAAAGTAGCTAAAATATGGTGGGCTTGTAGAGGTATGGGCGTTAATATTGAATTTGACGCTTCTACTAATGTTCTAATAACAGGCTTACCTGCTGACTCTACTGGTGATGAATATTATTCTGACGTTTTTACTGGTATTCCAAACAATGCTGGATCAGGTAAAACTGGCGATATAGACTTCACTACAGTAGGACATAGTTCAGGCGATACTTATTCTATAATTTTAGAATTAGTAAAAGACTACGAATAATGGCTGAGTATAAAGGCAAAAAAGTAACTTTAAATAGTCCAAGAGCTCTCCGTAAAGGAGAGCCTGGCTATGGCAAAAAAAGAAAAGTTGTTTTTGTTATGGGATGTAGTAGCGAAAGCAAAAGAGTAAAAAGAATTACATTTGGCGATGCTAAATTAGGTATGCACAAAAATACAAAATCAAGAAAAAAATCTTATTGTTCAAGAAGTGGTGGGATGAAGGGCACAACGGATAGATGTAGTGCTAACTATTGGGCTAGAAAAGATTGGGATTGTTAATATGAGTGATAATAAAAAACCGAAAAGTAAAGGTAAAATATGTCCAGAAGGTAAAGCTTGGGCTAAAAGAACATTTGATGTTTACCCAAGTGCTTATGCTAATTTAGCAGCATCAAAATATTGCAAAGATCCAAATTATGCTAAAAAATCAAAAAAAAGGAATGGTGGTTTTGTTTCTATTAGAGGCCAAGGTGCAGTTTTAAGGGAGAAAACAAGATGAGTAAAGGACAATTACAAAGTTGGCTAGACGAAGATTGGGTAAGAATTGGAGCTGATGGTTCTATAAAAGGCAAGTGTGGAGATAGAAAAAAATCAGAAGGGAAACCTAAGTGTTTGCCAAGGAATAAAGCAAATAGCCTCAGTAAAGAAGAAAGAGCAAAGCTAGTAGCTAGAAAAAGAAAGAAAGATCCCAACCCAAGAAGAAAAGGCAAACCAATAAATGTTTCTAACAAACTAAACGCTGGAGGCGAGGTTACAATGAAAAA